TGATGCCCAGCGTCAGCTTCGGAAGCTCCACTGCGTTGCCCTTGGTGTCTCGATACGTGACCATCTTTCCCTCCCTTTCAACGAAAAAGCCGTGACGCTCGATTGCGCCACGGCTCATTCTATCATGCTATCCACTGCCGACGACAGCCTCACCGACCTTGGCGGAACCGACCCTCGCGGTTCCTTCTACGCTTTTGGGACGAACTTCACGTTATCGGTGCCGAGGCCAGTCACGCTGCCCTCAACGGGGTCGCCGTTCAGGCTGATGGTGAACGTCAGGATGCCGTCAACGGTGTTCAGCGTGTCGCCCACGACGGTCGCCTCCTGCCACATGAGCGCCTTGGTGGCCTGCCCCGTCTCCACGTCGGGGCGCACGAACAGGAACGGAACCTTGGCCGCGCTGCCCACGGGGAACGAGTTCAGGTACTCGTCCATGAACTTGTACAGCGGGTTGTCGCTCTCCAGCGCGATTTCCTGCGGAAGCTCGGGGGCGTATCCAGTCACCTCGTTCGTGTCGTTCTTGAAGCAGATGTACGACTTCGTCTCGGTGTTGGGGTTGTACGCCAGCTCGAACTGCGTTGACAGGTCGATGGGCACCCACTTGAATGTGCCCTCGCCAGCGCTCGCCCCCTTCAGCGTGTCGATGAGCGGTACGAACAGGTTTCGCGTCAACTGTGCCATCTTCTACTCCTTCTCCCAGTACGTGATGCGTGCTTGGAACATGTACCTCGCAAGCTGTTCCTCCTGATAGGTCGCGGCCAGCGACGGGATGTTCTGGAGCGATTCTATCGCCCTGATTGTACACTTATCGCCGAGATCTGGCACGTTCCCAGCCTTGAACTGCGCGTCGCACCAGTCGAGCCACAGCTCGCCCCACGCCTCGGCCTCCGCGTTCACCGTGTCGAACCCAGACGACCAGTCGCACACCATCACGAGCGCGAACGTGAACTGCCGCTCCACCGTGCCGTCGATGAACTCCCGCACCTTCGCGTCGTTGTACACGGTGTTCACCGTGCGCTCGCCTGCGGTCAGCTCCGTGGCGTTCAGCTTCAGGTACCCGTCGAGCTCTGGGTACGTCCTCAGCCACTCCACGACCGCTTCGGTCTTGCCGTGCATCCCCATCGAATCACCTCCCGAGGTACGCCGTCGCGGCTCGTGCCAGCTCCTGCCCGTGGGCTGCTGCGTAAGCCCTGTCCCACTCAGCCGTAGCCAGCGAGTGCCGCTCCTTGGAGAACTTCAGCGACGTGCCGTGGTAGATGCGCCCAGCGTACGACGTGCTGTACGTCACCGCGAACGGCTCGGCCTTCGCCGAGGCGTCGAGGTAGCCGTTCCTGAACGGGACGTACGGGGACATCCCCCGCATCGCCTCGGTCGCCATGAACAGGCCCAAGTCCTCGTCCGACTTGATTCTATCGACCTTGCGCGGAATCCCGTCGAGGTCTAGCGTCACCGTAGCCACGCGCACGCGCCTCCCCTCTCCTAAACTAGACTAATCTAAACTAACCTGATCTAATCTAAACTAGCAGTCATTTTGCAAGCAGTTGCACGCAGTTTGCATGCAGTTTGCAAACACCGAGGTAGACGCTAGTTTCTTCTCGCCTTCCGCCAGATTCTGAAGCCGAAATAGGCCAACATGCAGATTGCAAGCAGAACGTCTGCAAACGCTTGCAACCCGCTTGCAGAACGCACGCACGCTACACCCCCTCGGCATAGACGACGCTCGCGTACTTCAGGCACCCGACCTCTGGAGCGGACACGGCGCCGTTGTTGCGCAGGTCGCGGAACGCCGTCACCTCGCAGTGCGGCTTGCCCTCCACTGCGGCGATTACCTCTTGGCGCGTCATGTCGCCCTGTACGGCCACGGAACCCTCCATCAGGTAGTCGTGGAGGGATAGCGTGTAAACGCCCGCTGTAGCGCCTTTCACAGCCTCTGGAACCCATTCACGATATGGCTTGAAGGTCGCGGTTCCGTCTGGCACCTGAACCTTGACCGTGCGCTTGAAGTGCACCGTGCCGTCAGCGTCGGTCGTGCGCGTCAGCGTCTCAACCCACAGCGCTGGATGCAGGACGAGGGGACGGTACTTGTCCGCCCCCTCGCCAGAATCCTTGGCGCAGATGCGGTTGAACACGGTCACTGTGCTGTCGAGCAGCCCGTCAACGTCGATGTTCACACCGCACCCCCCTAACGCGCGTCGTTGTAGGCCACGCAGGCGCTCACAAGCTCCACGGGCAGCATCCTGCACACCTCGTGGTACGCGGACGCCTCAGCAGCCGTGGCCTCGCTCGAAGCTCCCCCGCCGAACGAGAACGAGTTTACGCCGTTGTTGAAGCTCGTCACCTCGGTGCCCTCGGACTTCGCCTTGCGCGCCTTCTCGATGCCCTGCATCTGGTCAACGAGCCAAGCCATCGCGACCTTGACCTTCTGGTACTCGCCCATCTGCTCCAAGCCAGCGACGACCCTCTCGGACTTCAGGCGGTTGAGCGTCCAGCTGTCGAGCAGCATTTCAGCCCTCGGCTCGGCGACGGCGAAAGACTTCTCGTCGAGCGTCCCGCCAAGCTCACTGTACTCCTCGTAGGTCACGTACACTGCGCTTCACCTACTTCTCCCCGGGGAGGACCCCATCGGCGATTTTCGCCGCCGTGACGGCCTTGTCCTGAATGTTCGCGGTTGCGACGGCGTTCGACCCGATCTTGCCCGCGCCGACAGCCGACACGCCGATTTTCGCGGACGTGACGGCTCCGTCGGCGATGTTGCTCGTGCCGATGCCGCCTGCTGCGGACAGGGCCGCGAGCTGGCTCTCGATTGCGTTCAGGCGCTCGGCGGTGATGACTTCCCCGTCCTTCCACTGGTGCGCGGTGTACGCAGGTGCTGTTGCCATTTCTCTCTCCAATCGACAAGGGGCTGAGGTCGCCAGACCCCAGCCCCTGATTGCTATTCTGTCCCGACCTTGGCCGAACCGACCTTGGCCGAGCCGACTTTCGCCGTGGCTGGGCTAGGCTGCTCCCCCGCTAAAAAGCCACCGTTGCGACGGCGACGACGCTCGGGCGCAGAACCTTGGCGCCGTAGACGTGCAGACCCTTGACTGCATCGGCGAAGCGCTTCTCGGGGCGGTACGCCTCGGTCTTCAGAATCTGCTGCGCGAACGTGCCCTGAATCGGGGACGAACCCACGACGGAGAACACGGTCGTGGAGCCAGAGCCGCCGTCGGCCTCGGACGGCACGTTGTTGGACGTGCGAATCTCGAAGCCGGCCGCGCGGTAGACGGTGCCCTCGGTGAGGCGAGCCTGCGACTCGTCCACGGGCACGGCCACGAATCGCGGGTCGAGCAGCATGAAGCCCTCGAACTCGGGCGGGACGACGACCTTGCGCTCCTGCTTGGGCAGGTTGGCCTTGTCCAGCGCCGTCTTCATCTTGACAAGCGTCTCGTACGCGTTGTCGGCGGTGATGGTGATAGGCGTGTCCTTGGTGCCCAAGCCCGTCTTCACGGTGCCGCTCGTGGCGAGCAGTTTGCCGAGGAACTGGTCGCAGACATCGGAGAAACCGTAGCCCGCACGCTGGGTGGCGGTGTCGAGCAGGGCAATCTTCGACTGCACCTCGTTCACGTCGCAGACGCTGATGTTGAAGTACTTCGCCTGATCGATTTCGAGCGTCAGGTCTTCGGCCTTAACCTCGTCGGGCGCTGCGATGTCGGTGCCGCACTTGAAGTCCTTGATGGTCACGTCGCCGACCTGCGCGATGTGGACGGTATCGCCCGCCTCGGCAATCTCGCCCTCGTAGTCGGTGTTGAAGAGGCCAGCGTAGACAAGCTCCTTGTCCAGCGCCTCAAGAATCTTCGCAGACCAAACCTGCGGGATGAAATAGTTGGTAGCCATCGCTACTCCTCTCTTACTTCTGGTTCGACAGAACCTTGTTCACCTCGTCCATGTGGGCGCGGATCTCCTCGACGGACATGCCCTTTAGGTCTTCGATGTTCTGGATGGCCTGAGTTCCAGCCGCAGAGCCGCCGTTCCCGCTCGCTGCGGGCATCTTCTTCACGGTCTGCTGCGGGTTCTGCCAGACACCCTCCGCATCGCTGACGATGCCGCCCAGAATCGCGGCAACGTCCATGTCGGGGTTCGCCTTGGCGATTGCGTACGCCTTGTCCGCGACGGCATCGCGCACGATGTCGTTCACGAACTTCTTGTCGCCTACCGCATTGCCGAACTTCTCGTTGAATGTTGCGCGGTTCTTGGCCTCCTCGTCGGCCTCGGTGCGCTTCTTGGCGGCCTCCTCGTACTCGGCGATCTTGGCCTTGAGGCCGTCCACGTCCGCCGATTCCGCAGCCTTCTTGGCCTCGTCGAGCGCCTTGTTGGCGTTGTCCAGAGCCGCTTGAGTCTCGGTGAGCTTCTTGGCCTTCTGCTCGACCTCGGCGACGGTCTTGTAGTTCTCGCCGACTGCCTTCGCGATGGCCTTGGCCGGATCGCCCTCGATACCGTTCGCCTTCAGGATTTCGTCGATGTTCTGCAATGTCCTCAACCCTTCTAAAGTCATGATTAAGCTCGGCCTTCCCGAGCCGGATGGGTGCGCAGGTGAAGCCCCGCGCGGGCTGAGTGCATTATAAAGCAAAAGGCCGACACTCCCAAAGAGCATCGGCCTTCCGTCGCAACTTTCGCAGCGTTGCCTGCGTCCTTATTGTATCAGATGGAGCGGACAGGCTCCAAACTTCGTTTGAGGTCGTCCATCCTGTATAGCTTGTCCTCGTCGTGACCTACCGGCCTGAAGTATATTTGGTCGACAATCTCAACGCGCTCGAACTCGGTCGCCTCCAACGGGTACTGACCGCAGACAACGCGCTGAACCTTTCCGTCTTCGTCCCTCACGACTAGGCTGATAAGTCCTCTTCGAGCTTCTCCCAGCTGTCGGGCGGTGTGATGTAGAGGCGCGAAGTGTAGTAGGTCAAAGTGTTTAACGATACCCCCCCATGAGTTTCGGGCCGTCGCCCACGTAGACGCTGCCTATCTCCCGCATCGTCGCTCACCTACCTGATGATGAGCGACTGCCGCGTGATTCGCTCTGCGCCCTTGATCGCGTCCGGCGTGCCGTCCTTCATCGCCTTGTCGATAGCCGCGCCGAGTTTCTTCTTGTCAATCTTCACGACCGTCTCGACCGTCTTGAACTCGTCGGGGACGAGCTTCTCGTCTGTGATCTCGGTGCTCGTTGACTTGCGGAAACTCAGGCGAACCTTCGGCGTGTCGAGCTTCCTGTCGCCGTGAGCCTGCATCGAGAAGGCCAGGTAGTCCTTCAACTGCTCGACCCGGCGCTCCTTGGCCTTGCGGCGCTCGGTCAGCGCCTTCTCCTCGGCCTTGAATGCAGCGACCTCGGCGTTGAGGTCCTTGATGAACAGTCCCACGGCCTCAAGTTTGGCCTCGCGGCTGGCCTCAAGTTCCTCGAGCTCGTCGCACGTGAAGACCTCGCCGGTCGCCTCGTCCAACGCGAAGCCGTTCTCGATTACCTGTGCGATCCGTCCGTCAATCTCGTAGAGGTGCATTTCTTCTCCTTAGTCCAGAAAGCTGTACTCGTGAACATATCGGACGATGGACGCTCTCGCGTCGTCCAAGCTCCCGAAGTGGATGTGCGCGTCGGTGTATCCGTCCGACCATTCGAGGTTGCCCATGCGTCCCGTGCGCGTGAACCCTGTGGCCTCAAGCCTCTTTACCGCGCTCGCCATCGTGCCGACCTCTCGGAGCTGGTGCAGCACCTTGTTGACGTCTACCGTCACGTACTCGATATACATCAGGCCCGCCTACCCCTCGATGCCGTCGAGCGTCTTGGCCTTCGTCGTGAAGACCTTCTGCTTGGCGTCCTCGGTCTCTGCCCTGAACTTGCGAATCATGTCCGGCTCCTTTCATCTGCCTTGGCTATATCTTACAAAACGTGTATCAACTTTGCAACAACTTTCTTTGAAGAAAAGGGACCGAAGTCCCAGTTTCTAGTACTCCTCGAACCCGGTGCGCTCGCACTCCTCGTCGTCCGGAACCGCGTAGTCCTCGAAGAACCTCAGCGCCTCGGTGCAGCTCACAGTGCCACGGTTGTCATCGACCCATTCGTCGTATGCCAGCCCGCAGACGCCGATGATGTCGGAGTTGAGATAGCGGAAGTGCTTGCAGTAACAGCACTGCTTGGGGCACTTCTCGGTGATGCCGTCCCTCATGGCGCTCTCGATGTTGTTCATTGTTGGCTCCCTTCAATTGCCTTGGCTATATTCTAACAAACGTGTATCAACTTTGCAACAACTTTTCGTAAAGAAAAGGGGGGCGCGAAGCTCCCCAGATGCGTCAACCGGCACGTTGACATACAAAGCGGCTTGCTCCAGTTCAGGCAGTCTTGCATACAAACGCAATACGACTAATGCAATACGACTAATGTAATACGACTAATTAGTCCATTAGCCAGTCCATTAGTTTAGAACGGGATGTCCTCGTCGATGTCCTCTGGGACGGGTGCACTTGCCGTCTCGCGTCGGCTCATAAGCTCGATGTCGTCCACGATCACCTCGATTTTGGAGCGTTTCTGCCCGTCCCTCTCCCAGCTCATGTAGCGGAGCTTGCCGAGGATGCAGACCTTGGTTCCCTTGGCCAACATCCCCGCCAGCTTCTCGGCGCGGGTGCCGAACATGGTGCAGTCCACGAAGTTCGGGTAGTCCTCCCATTCGCCCGTCTGCTGGTTCTTGCGTCTATCGTTCACCGCCACGCCGAAGCCCAGAATGGCCGTGCCGCCCGTGGTGCGGCGCAGCTCCGAATCCCTTGTCAAATTTCCCGAGATGTTGACGACGTTGATGCTCATAACCTTCTCCTAGAGTGTCTGGACGGCCAATACCGTCATGAGTGTATAGATGACGTACGACGCGACACGGCGCTCATCGCTCACCCGTGAGGCTGTTCACGGCGTCGCGGTTCTCGGCGGTCTTCCTCTTGATCCAAGATTCCACGACGGCCTGCGCCGTGGTGATGACCTTGGACGGCGCGTTCTTCCACTGGGTGAAGCCTGCGGCCTTGAGCGTCTTGGTCTTCTCCAATGCGTCGAGGATGTCGGCGACCTCCTTGCCGGTCAGGAACGAGAACTCATTGCAGGCGCCTTGGAAGGCCTCGACCTCGGCATCGGTGGCAGGTGGCTCTTGGACGCTCGCCGGCGCCTCCTGGCGCTTCACCGGCTTGCGGTCGACGGCCCAACGGTACACGGTCTTATGCGTCTTCTCGTTGATGATGGAGAGCGCGGTGATCCGACCGTTCACGACCTCCATGGCATCGACGGCGAACGTGTCGTAGCACTTGCCGTTCTTGATCTCGCAGTCCTCGGCCTTAATCCAGATGAACGGTGCCGTGTACAGCTCGCGACCGATTCCCCACAGGAACCCGGCGCGCTTGAGCGCGTCGCTGCTCTCGCCCTTCTCGCTCTCCATGTTGCTCTCGGTGCCAGCCGCCTGCTTGTCAATCCAGAGGCCCTTGTCCGCGTCGTAGACGCTCAGCGTGCAGTTGAGCACGCCCTTGACCTCTTCATAAGAGCAGCGCCAGTCCATGGGTCCGAACGTCTCGTCGAGCAGCGCCATGTCCGTGCGGCTCGTCTTGTACAGCAGCAGGCTCAGGCCCTTGCCGCTCTTGGATACCTGTCCGATTCTGCACTCGACCTCATCTGGGTAGAGGCCCCTCACGAGTCCGCTCATTTCTGCACCTTTCCCAGGCAGTACGTCCACACCGGGAACCCGGTGGACTTCTCCATACCCTCGACCGCCTCGGACAGCTCCGCATAGGTCGAGCACCTGACCGTCTTGCGATGCACGGCCTTCATCTTGCCGGAGCAGAGCATATACCGTCCTGCCCCGTGCCAGTTGACGCACCTAGCCATCGCGGAGCGCCTCCTTCATATCCGACAGGGCCCTCGACAGCAGCGCGGCCCTGTCGCCGGTTTGCCCGTGGTGCGTTTCCGCGAAGTCTGCATAGAACTCGACCGGATGCTTGATTGCCTTGATGCGGTCTGCCACGCATCCGCAGAGTACGGTGATGAGCACGTCGGACGACTTCTCGCCCTCCATGCCGAGGTTGCGCTTGAAGTCCTTCATGCTGCCGCAACCTTCGACCGCATCGAGATAGGTGTCCAGATTCATCGGTAGACCTCCTCGAGGCTGAAATACTTCCCGCACTTCTCCGCATATGCGTCGCGCACCTTCAGCACCGTACGCGGCATAAGCCCGCACTTGCTGAAGTCACCGTCGCAGATGCGGTACATCATCGTGCGCTGGATCCCGCACGCCTCTGCCGCCTTGGAAACTGAACCGCACGCCGAGACAAGCTCCTTTGCGGCCTGCGATACGACCAGATAAGACATAGACAGCTCCTTTCCCTTTCGTGTGTATCAGTATTGTAACACACGATAGCGGTAAACAGCCGGGGAAACTTCGATGGATGCCAGAGCCGCCATGTTGACGCGATAGAACGTCCTCACGCCGTGCTCGCCCTTGACCCCGACCGTCTTCGTATCGATGAGGCCGTGCCTCGATAGAAGCCTGAGTCTCGCCCGCAGCGCCTCCCTGCCGCCGCACCGCGCGTCCCACAGGTCGCCCTCCGCCACCGAGTAATCGAATCGCGTCCATTCCCCATCCGACGAAGCCCCGTCGATGAGGTATGCGAGCGTCACTGTGTCCGCCAGCGAGAACGGCGACCCCTCCGGCATCCCGACGAGCGTCTCCCCGTATCCCGTGATAATCATTTGAGCCTCCCAAATCGTTTTTACGGTGCCGTTTCCCGGCTACCCTAGCGCCTACACCTAAAAACGCAAAACATGCCCTAGAAACAGATTCTGTTGCTTCCTAGGGCATACCGTGTGCCTTGGCGTATTCGTCGTCCCGTCTCGCCTTCTCCCGCTTGGCTATCGCCTTGCGGAACTCCGCCGCAGATTCCTCGGCGCTCTCGCGCCTCTTCGCCTCGATCGCGTCCAGCTCCTCGCGGGTGATGCTGTTCGCCACGTATATCTGGTCGATGGGTACCGGGACGCCGTAGGCCCTGATGGCGTCCCCGAGCGTCGGCCTCATCTACGGCCTCGGGTTCCACGGGTACTTGGAGCGCGGGAACTGGCGCTCGGTGCCTCCGGCTTCGACCCACTGCCTTGTGAGCCTGTCGGCCTCGACGTATTCCGGCACGCCATGCTCGACGCACCAGTCGTAGTGGGCGCAGCATGAGGACGGGAACCCTCCCTTGCCCGTGGCGTTCATGTAGTCCTTGATGAGACGTTCGCGCGGCGACCTCTCCGCAGCCCCGACGTACGCCTCCCCGACGGGAGCGGTGCAGGAGGCGCCGGACTTCACCGAGCCGGTCTGCTGGTCCCTCCTGATCCACTTGGAAATCGTCAAGCGGTGGTTCCTGTACCGCCTGCCCGATTGCTCGCAGTACTCATCGACCCTCGTGATGTAGTCCCGCCAGAACCCGGGGAACTGCTCATCGAGTTTCTTCTCGTCCTCGTCGCTCAAAAGAACATGTCCGAACTCGCCGAGCTTGTGCCTTCTCTCTCTAGCATTATTACTAGTTATATCCCCTATATTATTGGGTGATGTTTTATCACCAGTAACCGGTGATGTTTTATCACCAGTCTGGTGATGTTTTATCACCAGTGATGTTTTATCACCGGTGATGTTTCGACACGCCCTGTAGGCGCAGCCCCGACCCGTCCTGACCTTCTCGACGAGTCCCTTGTCCGTGAGTTTCTGGAGCACGCCGATGGCATTTCTGCGGGCGATTCCGCACCAGTCGGCGACGTACTGGGCCGACCCGGTGAACCAAGACTCACCGTCTTGGGAGAAACCGTAGATGAGCGCGTAGGCGACGAGTTCGGATCCCTTCAGGCCCAACTCCTCGACCATGAACGGCCTGAGAACGACGTACGATTCCGTTTGCATTTCCACTCCTTAAAAGAGAGCAACCCCGCCGGGTAGATTGCGCCTACCTGACGGGGTTGTCGTTTATCAAACCCGCTGGGATCGGGCGTGATAGCTATGTGCGGGCGCAATCCGCGTGTATCAATTATATCACACGGAGGCCCGTAGGGCTGGGCCGCGTGTGGTATGGGAAACTCGCGGCCCGTCTGCAATTATAGCATCAGATGAGGCCGAAGTCGGTGAGGGCCAAAAGTTCCCACGGCCTTTTCCCGGTTCCGCGCCTGTTGAGTATGCGGTAGAACTCCACGCCTCGTGTCTTGCCGTCGGGCCGCTTGGAGATAATCGGCTCGGCCCCGGCTTTCAGGCAGTAATCGAGGAACGTGTCCCATTCCTTCGCGGAAATGGCCCCGTGCAGCTTGGCTTGGATGAAGTAGGCCCGGCCCCCACGGACGGCCCAGATGTCAGCAGGTGTCCTCGAAGCGTACGAACGCATGCAGGTGAAGCCCTTGGCCTTCAGCGCCCTGATGGTCGAGTACTCGAATGTGCGGCCCCTCTCGTACGGTGTCATTGCTATCCCTTCAGCTTCCACTCGTAGACCCGCGTCCGCTCCAGCCTCGTCTCGACCCCCGCCTTCTTCGACAGCTCCACGTACTCGCGTCTCTTCGCATCGGCCTCCCGCTCGAGCTCCCCGGGGTCTAGCCCAGCCTTCTCGTGCAGCCTCGCCTGCGCCTTCAGCTTGCGTATCTCGGTCTCCACGCGCCGCTGCCACTGGCTGAACTCGTAGGCGGTCATGTCGTGCCCGCTCGCGGTCTTGACGCCAGTCTTCCTGCGCGACTCCCTGACCATCGCCCTGCGCCGCTCCCCGGTGTACGCGTTGGGGGAAACGCCCAGCACCACGCCCGTCACCATGTGACGGCAGTTCATGCCCTTGCCTATCGGTCGCCTCAGCTTCTGCTGGATGCGCTCGAACTCTTCCTTCGTGTACTGCCTGCCCTGATACGGCAGGTGGTCTTCGGCGCACATGCCGTGCGCGGACACCTCGATCCCGTCGGCCTTGAACCTCTGCGCCTGCTGGTCTCGGATGTCCTGCATCGTCAGCCTGAAGCCGTCCATGACGTTCATCGAGACGGCTGCGTACAGCTCCCTCGTTGAACCGCTCGGGTACATCACCCTCAGCCCGCCCTTGGACAGCTGCCACACAGCCCGCTCTATCGCCTTCGTGTACGCCGCGTCGCCCTGCATGATGGATCGTATGGCCGAGTCCATGATCGCCTTGTACGCCTCGTCCACGCGCCTCACGGTGCCGTCTGGAGCCACCAGAGAGAGCACGGACGTGCGGCACATGGACGCGACATTCTGCGCGTTGGCGACCTTGCCGGACTTCAGCGCCGCGCCCATGGACTCGTCGCCGAACACGGATGCCTGAGCGATGCCGCGAGCCTCGAAGAACGGCCTGGCCCACTCGTCTGACGACTCGCCCATGCCGTCCATGACCCTGTTCGACTTGCCCGTGAGCATCTGGGCGCCAGCTGACAGCAGCTTCGCTATCGCTCCCATGTCCTCGGCCTGCCACGCACGCGCGATGGCGTACGTGGTGCTCTCGTCCACCTTGCGCAGGCGTGCCACGATGACCGAGAGGACGGCCAGCTCCACGGCCAGACCGTCCTCCTCGACCTCGTTCTGCTCCCGCTCCTGATACTCGATGTCCGAAGCATCCATCGCTAGACCCTAATCCCCTCGAACGCCGGGGCGGCAGCTGCCTTCTCGGCCTTTATCTGCGCCACCCTCCCCTTCGCCACCTCGGGGCTTTCGCCCATGACGAACACGCGGTAGTCCACGGCGTCGGTTGCGCCGATTGCCTCGCCGGCGAGGATGGCGTTCTGCTGGTCGCTGAACGTGTTGACGTACTCGTCGCTCCACTTGTACTCGACGTGGTAGTCGCCCACGGGGGTCACCCCGTAGAAGTTCATGATTGCGTTCCACGCGTACACCATGTCGCTCAGGTAGCTCTCGCAGACCCCGCGAGCCGTGTTCACGAAGCTCTGGGTCTTGATGGTGCTCTTGCGCACGTTGTCCACGTTCTGGTAGCTCTGGTCGTTCAGGTTGCTCAGGATGCCCGAGGACACCCCGACACACTTCTCGACCTCTTGGTACTGCTTCTCCAGCGCGTCGATGTACGGCTGGAGCTGGATTGTCGGCGCCCACTCCTGAATCAGCGGGCTTCCAGACCCGCCACGGTTGCCGACGTCCATGAACAGGCGCTCTCGACCCTTCGGCAGCACGAGCTTCTGGCTTATGACGTTGCCCTCGCTGTCTCGCCTAAGCTCCTTCTTGAACAGCGTCTTGTCGGCGATGATGGCCTTCTCGCTCAGGCCGAACTCCTCGTGCATCTGCTGCGTGAGGTAGTGGATCTCGCGGATGGGCGCCGATGCCCCGAAACATATCGGCGTTCCCTTCTGCGCGTTCGGTCGCAGCGGGTTGAGCGTGAACGAGCGGTAGCGTCCGACGAGCAGGCGGTCGACGTTCGGGATGACCCACTCCTCCTCGTTCGCCGCAGCCCAGTCCGGGAACTCGCTCAGCGGGATGTCCGTTATCGTTCCGTCCTTCGCGATGAACGTCTTGTATCGGTTCGCGAAGGTCTTCGTGCCGTCCTGAGCGGTGTACGGCACAAGCTCTACGAGGCGCAGCAGCGTGTACCGAGCGCCGTGCTTAATCTGCTTCTCGTCGACGACGTAAATCATCGACGTGACCTCGTGGCCGTTCGCTCCGAGGATGGCGAAGCTGCCAGCGTCCACCAGCACGTTGTCCATCGTGCGCCCGTTCCAGCTGGGCACGGTGATGCTGTCCCCAGTCAGGAACCCCATCGCCACCGCGTTGCGCAGCGTGTCGCGCACGAACGCGTCGGACACCTCGTCGAGCATTCTGGCCCGCGCCGATCCTCCCTCAATCGGCATCGAGTACTCCAGCATCATCAGGTTCGCGAGCGACTCGCACACCATGCTCTCCACCGAGTAGTCGGTGCCCTTCTTCCCGCTGTCTCGGTACGCTGCGTGCTGCTCGTACCCCTGAACCCGCTTGCCCAGAGCCGCAGCTAGGCGGTCAAGCACCATGTCGAACAAACCCATCGGCCTCTCCTCTCGATCGTCAGCGTAATTCTAGCCTAGTCCCACTCGAAGCACGACAGCTCCTGCAGTCCCACCGTCTGCACGAAGTAGCGCATCGCGTCGCAGTTGTGCGTTACAAGACCGCCGTTCACTGCGAAATTGTGGGTTTCATCGACTGTCAGATTGTAAACGGGTTTGACTTCGCCCGTGCGCCTTACCCGCGCAACCTTTACAGCAGAAACGCCGTTTGCCGTACCTGTTTGCGACGAAAACGGTTCCGCACCGTTCGCGCGTTCTTCTCTCGTCATCGACACCCTCTTTTCTGCGCCATGCGCTTTTGCAGGCGTTCGAACGGAAACGTCGGCGGTCTTCTTTCGTTTCGAACGCCTTTCCGCAGTTCTCGCACGCCTTTTCGTGTACTTTCCCGTTTCTAGGGGAAACAGCGCGCATCCGATGCCATTCGCGACCCTTCTCGCTTCGATGCCATTCTCTCGCCGCTTCTTGAGCGACGGCGATGTTCTCCCCTGGCTTCGCGCGCCGTTCCCCGCTCATGCTGCCCGCGTGTCGGCGCGCGTGTTCGCTCGCGCCTGCGACCGTCAGGTCGCCAACCTCGCTGTTGCGTTTGCCGCCGTCGACATGGTGGACATGGAACCCCTTCTGAACCTCACCCACCCCCGTTCGCCACATGCAATCGTGAAGCCGCCCCCTCTTGTTGCCGCATGTCGGTTTCGTTGCAAGACGGCAGCCGATCTTCTCGTCGCGCGTGAACGTGAACCCATCCACTGCGGCATGCTTCTCGTCTCTACTGTAGGCAACCTCTGTCATGTTTTGCTCTTTCGACGTTGTGCGATACGTCGATTATCCTATCGCTACAGGTCAGGCTGTCGCAACGCTTCCAGCCCGAGTCGGTGAGAAACGGATGGTTCCCCGTGCATTCGACTGTCCTGCCGTCTTCGAGGACAACCTCGTAAGTTTCCTCGAACCCGGTCAGCGCGACGTCTCGGTAGCCTTTCAGCACCGTTTCCCCGTTATCGTAAGACCAGACGCGTCCCGATGTTCCGACAAGCTCGTCAATCCGCACGGCCCCGCCGTCGGTTTCAATCATCGTTGACCCGACTAGACAGGCGTGGTCGTCCTCCTTGACGACCTCCTCGTGCTTCTTGTGCTCGTTCCATCGGTACAGCCCCAGCTCGGACAGCAGTCGATCGCACTTCCTGCCGATGAACAGCCCGTGCTGCTTCAGCGCCGTCATGGTGTTGCTGATGCCCTCGATGACGGCGTTGTTCGCGCCTCGGTAGTCCCACTCGCCGTGGCGTGCGATGCACTCCATGAAGGACGAGGACGATGGGTCGATGACGACAAGCTCCACGTACCTCTTGCCCATCCACCTCTTCAGCGCCTCGTAGTGCTCCTCGTCAGTCCTGCGGTGCCCCTCGGCCTGCGAATCGAAGCAGTACTCGTCCACGGCGTAGGCCACACCCGCCTTTATGACCCAGTCGATAGCGACGAACGGGTTGGTGATGCCGTAGTCGATAGAAAGGACGTGAGGCGACCTTTGCACGTCTTCTGCGGGCAGTTCCGCGCACATCGTGTCCTCCCGGAAGTCCTGATACACCAGACCCTCCGCCACGACCCATAGGCCTCGGATGAACCGGTCGTAGAACACGCCGCTGTACATGCGCTCGTACCTCTGCCGCACTGATTCGCTCAGCGTCGGGTTGTCCGACATGTTGAACTTCATCACCAGCAGGTGCTTCTCCCGCGCCTTGTCGATGAAGTCCTTCTTCACGTAGTGCGTCGGGTAGGACGGGTTGCAGTTCCACCAGAACTTCGCGCCGTCCACCGAGCAGCGGGCGAGCGCCTGGTCAACGAACGATCGCGGCATCAGCGCCACCTCGTCCAGCAGGCACCCTGCCGCGGTCATGCCCTGAATCACGTCCTGAGCCTGCTCGCTCGATGCGCCGAACAGCCAGTAGGTGTTGGTGCCCACCCTCACGAAGCCGTTTCCACGGTTGTACTCGAACGGGAAACCCAGCTCCTGCCCGAGGATAGTCAGCATGGGCATCACGACGTTTCGCGTCAGAGAGCCTATCGTGCGTCCGGCAACGATGAAGCTACGGTATGAGAACGTGCTCTGTGACCAGAGGATGAACCCCGTGACCATCGCCCAAGTCTTGCCCGAGCGCACGGCTCCCTCTGCGATTACGCCGTCGTACTCGGACGAAGCGCCCGACCACCACGTGGCCAGGCGCCTCTGCTTGTCGCTGAACCTGATCATCTGGCTCCCCCGAGGCCGAGCGCCGCAATCCAGTCCTTGATGTTCGCGTCCTGCTCCTCGTTCACGGCGATGTCCTGACGGTCGCGCCACATGGCGGGGTTGCGGTTCTTCAGCCAGAAGATGCACGCCGTCGTGTCCGGTGCAAGCTCGCGCTCCACTTCCTCGATGCGCTTCACCACCGGCTGGCCGTCCACGACATCGATGACCTTCCTCGTCTCCTTGGACTTGCCGCCCATCGCCCGCTCGTACAGGCTGCGCTCCACTCTGAGGTCCGTCTGCTGCCTGCCCTCGTTTAAAGCGTCCGAAAACTCCGCGTGCTCGTCCATCCACTTGTAAATCGTGGACAGCGCAACGTCCATCTCCTCGGCAATCTGCTGCATCGTGGCACCGCGCATGGCGAGGCCCCGCGCCCACGGCACATGGTACTTCGCGTCGTACTTAGTCGGCCTTCCGCCCGCGTGCGCCATACGTCTTCTCTCCCGACATGTTCTCGAATACCTCCCAAGGCCGGCTTATCTCGCCCGCCTTCATCTTTCTGTCGATGATTGATTTTACACCCTCGTACGTCGTTGTCGGGATGGCAGCCCTTCCGGACAGCCTCATGATGGGCGCGTACGCCCTGCCGTCGCCCTCGCCGAACTGCTCGCGCATGGGAACCGAGACGTTGCGCTCGATGTTGCCGAGTGACACGCCCATGGGCAGGTTGATACCGTCAAGCCCGACCCCGTGCGGTATCCTGTCGGGAATCGTGAAGTTGCTCGCCGGCCACGACTTGCCCGAGCGCACCGCGCCCTCGGCGAAGTTCCAGCGGTGGTGGGCCTCGCGCACGTATTCCTTTTGCTTGTCCGTGAGGCTAAACGACGGCACACGGCCTGAACCGTCCCGATGTAGGTCTATTAGATTGTACCGTCTGAAGCCCTCAGATGCCGTTTTTAGCCCGTTTCACCGCTTTGGCGAGCAACCGCACCGGGAGCGCGAGAAAGGTGCAAATAACGCCGATGTAGGCCAGCAGCACGAAGCGCAGCACTCCCCACCACCAGCCGATGAGCACCCAGTACAGGCAGCCGTGCCGCATCAGTACATCACCTGCGTATAGTAGGCCGAGGCGTAGGCGAGGACGGTGAAAGCCGCCCATGCCGCCGTGACGCCCGCGCTCTTCCTGTCCCAGACCGAAGTGAGCGCGTTGTAGGCCCCGACACACACCATCACGATCGGCGCGAGCTGAACCGTGAACTGCTCCATTGGTTTTCCTTCCCCGTGTAGTAAGGCTTGCCGTCAACGAAGTAATCGATGCCTTCCGGCTCGGACTTGAGCGCGTACCGGCCGCAGTTGCAGGCCTGCTCGACAGCCGCCGAGTAGACGCTGCGGGCATAGCCGAAACGGTCGATGACGTACACGCGCTCGGGGTCGGAAGGCGACTCGTACGCGGTCTGCCACTGACTGCCGTCGAACAGCGCGCGACCGTCCTCTCGGAAGTCCTCCACCTTGCGGTTGTTGACGTTGAGTGCCTTCACTGGGTGCCCCGATCTCGATGTCCGACAAGTCAATAATATAACTACTGTATCAACTTTGCAACAGCTAAAACCATAACAATGCCCCACGGCAGAACCGGGGGGCATCGGAAAGGAGCCGCTCCGACGGCGAAAGGCACGTGGAAAGACCGCCGGCGCACTGGGATTGCACTACTTCGCGTAGAGTCCCGCAGCCAGGGCCTTGCCGATGGCGACGTTGGTGTTCGGGCCGTTATACCCGTCCGCACCGTCAGGGCCGACTGAGATACCGTGGTCGATGAGCCATTGCTGGTGACGCTTGATTGTGCCGCTGCTCATCTGGCGCGCCTGCACCCCGCAGAACTCGGGGTAGATCTTGCAGCCGACTTTCTTTTGGAGCGCCAGAACCATATCGGAGCCGATGCCATTGCCGGTCTTCGTCCACTCGATACCGCCGTCGGTGGCCCAGAAGTAGGGCTTGTTCGACAGCCACTGGCCCGACATGGTTCCATCGACGGTAGTTCCGAGCTGCTTCTGCAATGCCCTGTTGAACTTCGGCCCCCAATAGCGCGTGTCGCCCAAGTCCGGGTGGGTGTTGTCCTTGACCTCCGTGTTGGAGCCGTTGAGCACCTTCCCGTCAGACTTCCAGACGAGCTTGCCGTTCCACGGGTAGCTGTAGTACGGCTTGATGTTGGACTCGCGCCCGTTCTGGTCGCCCTTGGTGCCGGTGATGGTGCCGTTCTCGCTGATGCTGAACTGCGCCAGCAGGTCGCCGCGTGCCGATCCGTAGCCGGAGATACACACCGCCGTGTGGTGCACCTCGTTGAGGTAGATGTCGCCGCGCTTGGCGCTCGCCACGCCCATGGCCTGCCAGACGAACAGACCGGTCTTGAGAAGCTCGGCCTTCATGTTGCCGGTGTAGGTCGCGCCGAACGTGTTCACGCCGACCGCGCGGAGGGCCGTGATTACAGCCGACGAGCAGTCACGGTCGCCGCCCGCGATCGTCACGGTCGTACCGTCGGACAGCCCGATGGTCTCGGTGGTTCCGTCGCCCATGCGGTTATATTGCGAGTAGCCGTGGCCTGCTCCCCCGTTGTGGGTGCAGAGGTGCTCCATGACCTGGGCGAAGGCCTCGCGTTGAGTGATTGCCATTATTGCCTCCTTAAAACGAAGGGCCGCAGGTTACCCCACGGCCCGGTCGGTGCCATGCCCCGCGTGACGCTATCGCGGATGGGGCACCCGGATAGACCACCCCCTAGCCGAGGTCGTCATACATGAGCGCGCGCTCGGAATCTCCGAAGCCCTTCGTGGTCGGGTCGGTCACGACGCCGAGGATTGCCAAGACCGCGAACAGCGCGTTGATGATCGCGGCGAGCTGCTGGTTCAGCACCACGAAGTCCCACGTGTAGCCGAACGGCGCGGATACCGCCTGAACCAACAGCAATACAGCAGGGACGAGCGTGAGCCAGAACGTCTTGTTCTTGATGCGAATCTGCCAGTTGATGTCTGGCTTCTCCGGCTTCTCTTTCTGGAACTCCGGGAAATCTTGGTCTGTCATGTTTACCTCCTAGAACGGGTGCAGGCCCAGCGCCCACACGATATAGGCGAGCAATGCCGCCACGGTGCCGTTGATGAGCGTGTTCACGATTGCGTCCCACCGCTTTGCGCCCTCCTGAGCTCTGGAATCGACGCGCTCGTACAGCTTCGCCACGTCGGCGCGGGTCTCCGAGCACGCTGTCTGAATCTGGGCCAATATGACCGAATCGTGCTCGCGGCTCAACCGCAGGGCGTCAAGCTCCCTGCCGTGGGCCGTGACGCGATTGTCGAGCGTCTCGATGCCGGCCATCATCTGCTGGCTGTCGGCTTCGAGCTTTCTAACGCGACCGTCCATTTCCTCCACAGGTTCCCCCTTCCGTACCGCACGATTATAGCAAAGAGGGGAGGCCGATTGCTCGGCCTCCCCTCGGCTGCGGAAGGCAGGAACCGCAGCGGTTGCAATCTTAGCACACTATTCGACAAGCTCCCAGTTGCTTGGCACCACATCGGGCGCGTATGCGTTCCAATCGACCTTTGAGCGGTACACGGGGCTGTCGGCGTTCGGGTAGTGGCGCAGCTCCCCCTTGCGCACGGAATCGTACTGCCCGTGCGCCGCGCGGTAGACGATGATGCCGTCGGGTGCGATGACGATTTCGTAGTACAGCGCCTCCGAGACGTCTGGCGGGTAGATGCTCTGGCTCGTGGTGTTCTGCGATGCTCGCCACGTGCGCTTCTCCCACTGGAACGCGTCGCCCTGCTTGTACTCGTGCCCGTCGGGCACCCAGTCGGGCAGCAGCGTGCTCACGTCGGCGATTTCAGTCTCGCTCTCGAACTCCAGCGTGGAAATCTGAGCGCGCGCGGCCATGAGGTTGTAGGCCTGGAGCTGCATCGCCTGACGTGCGCCGTACTCTTCCTCTTGGCGCTGCTTCTCGAGCTCCTCCAGTTCCTCCTCGGTGTACGGATGGTAGATGGCGTACTCGAAGATGTCTGGCACGGGCACGTCGTGCGGCCAGTCGTCGCTGAGCGTTCCGTCGAAGTCGGCCACATCCTCACCCTCGGCATTCGTCGTCCTCCAGTGCCCCTGCTCCTCGGCGGTGACGCGCCACTCAACGTCCTTGCCGCCAGTATCTGGGTACTCCTTCAGCGTGACCCACTCGCCCTGCTCCTCGGAATCGACCACCCATCGGTGCTCGACGGCCTCGCTCTTGTTCTCCAGACAGCCCTTGTCGAGGTTGTATTCCTCGATTCGGTGCCCGCTCTCGTCGCATACTACCATTTCGATTTCTCCTTCCTATCACGGGACGGATCCCAAACGCTGTACGCTTGGAGGCGCACAGCGTGATGCTATTCGGTTCTGCGCCATGCGTAGAGGGTCTGGTACGCCGGCATGTTGTTATGAGATTTCCCACCGCCTGTTGTTGCCGTCATGCCGGCATAGTCAGACCCGTAGTCGTTGTAAAGGGGAACAGTGTAACCAGCTCCCTCCGAGACGTTTCCGGACTTCCCGGTCGCCACCGTAGCGTGATTATGTTCCGGCATCTCGCCGACTGTTAAGGTGTGGGTATTTGAGCCGCCCGTGCCAGTGCCGGCGTTGAAGTACGGGAACCGTCCCGTGATAGGTGTCCACGTACCTCCCACCAGACCAGACGGCGGCGTGTTGGTGTAGGAAATCCACACGTAGCCGACCTTGAACACGTTGTCGAGCAGCCACTTCTTGATGCCGAGGTTGTTCAGCGCGTTAGTTCCAGATGTGCCGCCGGTGCCGCCCTGAGCAATCGGCAGGGTGCCGAACGACGGCTCCGCGCCAGCGCCAGTCGCGTACATAGCGCCGTTCGCGGTCGCCTTCTGCTTCACAACACCAGTGCCGTTGCCCAGCAGCACGGCGTTTGCTGTCAGCGTGGTTGCGCCAGTGCCTCCGTCTGCCACGGGGACGACGGAACTGGAATCGTAGGTCTGCACCCACGCTCCAGAGCCGGCCCTGCACCAGCGCGAGCCGTCAACCGCGTCGATTGCCTCTTGCAGCACGGCGCTGCCGACCGCGTGGACGAACAGCAGGAACGGGTTCGCAAGCCCTATGGGCTTGTTCTTGATGCCCGCGACGTTGCCAGCTACCGAGCACCCGTAGTTGCCAGCGGTCTGGTACTTGTTCAGGTCTGCCGCAGCTGGGATCTCCGTCTCCACGCGCAGGCTCCTGCGGTACTTCTGGAGGTTGCCGGCCGTCGTTCCGTCGAGCGCATTGTTCATCGCATCGACGGCATCCTGCGTCGCCTGCTTCAGCTGCTCGAACAGCGTCGTCGTGTCGAACTCGACGAACGGTGTCACCGCGCCGCAGCGCTGCGTCTCCAAGCGGGTGTCGCTGATGCGGCCTTGGCTGATGGTCGCTATGCCCTTCGGCAGGTACACGTCGGCGAGGCCTAGCTCCCACACCGTCTCGTTGCGCGTGAGGTTCGGGCGCACGGGGTCTGCCGCTGGGGTGCCCTTCACCACGTACAGGTCGAGCGAACGCGCCTCGATTGCTAGGTCTAGGCGGGCGACGATGGTGTCGATTCGGTCGAGGCTCGCGCTCGCAGCGTCGAGCTGCAACGTCCTCTGCTCAGTCTCCACTCCGAACGCTCCGTTGATGTGGCACGTGCCAGCCTTCACGTACACGTTCATGCCGCCCGTGGCGTTCATCACCTGAAGCGACGTGCTGTCGTCCATGAACACGCCGTTGCTGAAGAAGTTGGCGTACACCTCGCGCAGGTCTGCGCTGACGTACGGACGGTCGTAAATCGGCAGGCCGTCTCCGCCGAGCTTCGTCACGATGCTGTCTACTGGGAACACCTTCATCGCGCCATCGCCCTCCTCATGTTCGTGATCCTCTTGCTACCGAACCCCAATTGTACGCTATGCCCCTCTGGCTTGAACACCTCCGCGACCTCCACGATGCGCGTCTCCAGCTCCAGACCGATGTCGTCCAGAATCACGCTCACCTTGTCGCCGAGGTCGAAGTCCTCCAGATAGTTCGCGTCTCCGAGGTTCGACACGTCGATTTCCTGCGCCACAACGCAGTCGGCCAGCTTCTCCAGCGCCTCCTGCCTCAGCGCCGCCTCGAAGTCCTCCTCGCTCTGGCCTTCCTCTGGAGCCTCGCTGCCCTTGTCCAAGAACACCTCGTACCGCTCTCCGCCGCCGCTCAAATCCACCTCGAACTGCAACGCCTCGTCCTTCGCAGACACCTTGCACACGTTGGCGTACGCCGAGCGGTCGATGGAAACCTCCTCGTCCTCAACATTGCCGAACGCCGATCTGAACACGCACCACGGGTTGGCGTCCTGCGACTGCGTTCTGTCGATGCCCTGCCAAATCTGGCAAACAAGCCCGCTGAAGTCGTCAAGCGCCGTCACCCTGTAGCTCAGCTCGCGCGTCTCCAGAACCGAGTACCACTTCTCGCCGAGCAGGTCTCCGATGAAGTCGCACTGCGTCCTGTCGCCGAGCGGCTGCGCGTTGGCCTTCCAGCCGATGCCCTTCTTGGACTGCACCCCGTACGTGTCGTACATGCGCTTTATGACGTTCTCCGTCTTGCTCAGGTCTGCGACGAAGCGCGGCGATGCCACGATTCCGTTCAGCCTCTGCTCGGCGAAGAACCCCGACAGCTGCACCAGCTTCTCGCCGCCGTCGTTCGTGTACTGGAGCTTCTGCACGATTCCGACCTCTGGTCTGTCGTGCGTCATGATGTAAGCCCAGCTCGGGTCGTACACGTCTGCGGAAATCTGGATGCTGAAGTCTCCAGCCTCGTAGTACTTTCGATTCCACTGCAAGTTGAAGTACGGGATGGCGGCCGTCACGAGGCCGAACTTGTCGTCAAGGCCGTAGACCTCCATCGAGCAACCCCCTCCCCGTCGAACCAGTTCATGCTTCCTCCCTAGATGCCGAGATAGCGCTTCCAGTAGTATAGCGACACGGACATGACGTTCTCGCCCGAATCAGCGTCGTACTCGAACGTCGTGTCGCCCGCCTCAATCTGGAACGACGTGAACGAGCTTGCGCGGTCAACCTTGTTGATGGCGTTCTGCCCGTTTAGCGTCACCCTGGGCGGTCGCTGCTCGAAGTCGATTACCAGCTCGTCATTCTGCTGCAAGGTGCCCACGAAGCGCACGAACTTGTCTCCGATGCTGATTTTCGGGTTCTCCACCGTGCCGTCGGCTCTGATAACGACTCTCGGGAACGTCGTGACGTCTCCGTCGTTCTGGATGTCGACCGTCTTGTTGAAGTCGTACACGCCCATGACGAAGCCGCGCCTGTACACGCCTGCTGGCGTGCTCTGCACGACCGAGTGGTGCGGGAATCCGAACTTCGCCGTGATGAACGCCACGTCCTTGCCGAAGTTGCCCTCGCTCAGCAGGTACGGCATCGGGCACAGTATCGTCCAGTCGAACGTCACTGGCTGGTAGATGTTTCCCGTCTCGCACTTGAACGCGTACTGCTCGCCAGCGCACCACAGCGTGCGCCCCTGATACGTAAGGTGCGCCTCGTACGAGTGCTTCGGGCTGAAGAACCGGATTGCCTCCAGACGCTTCGCCGCGTTGTCGGCTGGGTTCGCAAGCTCCGCGTGAACCGAGCGGTCTACCGTCTCGATGCGCTTGTTCGTGACGACGCCGCCGTCGTAGCTCGCGTTCTCCTGCACCGAGATCGAGTGCGGAAGGTTCGCCCAGTTCTCCAGCCCGTCGTTCGGAATCATCCACACCACGTTGTCGATGTCGAACTCCAGACCGTCGTCTCTCACGATGTGGAGTATGACTTTCTCCATAATGCCTCCTAGACCTCACAGAATCGCCTGTAACGGGCGATGCGCCCATGTCCAGTGTAGTTGGGGCATGGGCGCGTTCCAACGCCTTGTGCGGCCTTACACGTACGAACCCGCGAGTCCGTACCTCTGCTGCAAGCGCATCGTCCGCGCAACTTGGTCGGGGCTTTCAACGGGCTGGTTGAAGTTCACCGTCTGGTAGTTCGCCGTTCCCCCGGTGCCTTCGATAGCCTGCGCCTGAACGCTCAGGCGGGACACGCCGACGTTCAGGTCGCGCTCGATGGATGCCATCGGGTCGTTCTTCTCCCAGCCGACGGCCACGCCCTCCGCTAGGTACTTGCCCACTTGGTCGCGCATGACAGTGGACGGGGAGTGGATGCCGAAGAAGCCCTTGATGCCGCTCACGACGTTGTCCGCGAAGCCCGAAATCTTGTTCATCAGCCATCCAGCGGCACCGCTGATGCCAGACCAGATGCCGTGAACGATGTCCGAGCCGACGGACATGACGCGCCCAGCGAGGCCAGACAGGCCGCTCACGATGTTCGACACGAACTCGCTCGCCGCCTGAACCGCCTTCGAGGCGAAGTCGCTCACGAAGCTCGCTGCGCTCGAGAGCGCGCTGCCGAGGAACGACGCTATCTGGCCGGGGATGCGGCCAGCCGCGCTCAGCATGTTGCTCACCGCGTTCGGAACCCTCACGGTGAAGAAGTTCACGACGTTCGACACGAACCCGCTCACAGTGCTCAGCGCACCGTTGAACACGCTGACGATGCTGCTCCACAGGTTCTGGAAGAACCCTATGACGATTCCGATTGCGTTCGGCACCGTGACCGTGAAGAAGTTCACGATTGCGTCGATGACGACCTGCGCCACCTTCTGGATCTGCTGGAACGCGCTCGTCACGAAGTTTCGGAACGCCTCGCTGTTGTTCCAGAGGCCGATTATCGCCACGACGAGGCCAGCTATGAGCACCACGATCAGCGCGATCGGGTTCGCGCTCATCACGGCGTTGAGGAGACCCTGCGCTGCGGCTGCGGCGTTCGCCGCCACGGTCTGCGCTGCGGTCGCTATCGTCGATGCGTTGAGCACGACGGCCAGCAGGCCTATCGTCGTCGCGATGCCCGCGAGTATCGGCGCGATTATCGGCAGGTTGGTCACGAACCACTGCACTGCGGGCTGCACGCCAGACAGCAGCATGGTCGCCACGTTCGTAAGCCCAGTCACGATGGGCATGAACTCCTGCCCGAGCGACGACATCGCTGCGGTTAGGTCGCTCTGGCTCTGTCGGTACGCGATGACGTCCGTGTTCGTCTGCTGGTACTGAGCGCCAGCCTCCGCGTACACGCCGTTCAGCGTGTCCGTGATGAGCTGCGCCCTCTCCTGCTCCGTGTTGCACGCGGCAAGCGCTGCGTTGAACGCGTCCTCCTGCGTAGCCCCGCTCGCGAGCGCCGAGTTGTACGCGTCAACCGCCGCTTGGTTTCCAGACAGCGCCACGCCCTGCTGCACCGCAGCCTCGCTCGCCCAGTTGATTGCGTCCGCGAGGGGGCCAGTCACCTGCCCGACCTTCGCCGTCTCGTTCGCGGCCTCGGTCAGTCCCTCCAGCGGCAGCGAGTCGCCGAACGTCGCGTACACGCCGCTCGCGATGTTCGTCCAGTCGCTCAGCGCCTGCGTGTTATCGCCGCACAGCGCGAACAGATGGTTCACCGCCTCCACCGACTGGTCTGTCTCTCCGAGGATGCCCACCATGTCCCGGTAGGCTCCGTTCGCCGCGTCGGTCGATACGTTGTTCTGCTGCGCAGCGACCGACAGCTTGCCCATGTCCTCTTGGAACTCGTTCGTCACAGACACAAGCTCGTTGATTGACGCTGCCAGTGCGGCCACGGATATTCCCGCGAGCACGCCCTTCATCTTGTCGCCGAACGACTCTACGTTCGCGCCAGCCTTGTCGGCACCAGACTTCGAGCCTTGGTCTAGGCCTTGCTCCAGACCGTCGCCAGCAGCGTCGCCAGCTGCTGCTCCAGCCGCCTTCGCCTCCGACTTGATGCCGCCGTCGTCAAGCTCGATGCCGATTCTGATTGTTCCGTCTGCCACGTTCGCCCCCTTCCGTCAACGGGGGCGTTCCCTGCCTATGGGTACGCGATGTTCCCGAACGCCTTCTTCTGCCACTCGATTATAGCCTTGGACTCAGCGGTCTTCTTGGGCGGCAACCTCCACATGCGCTGAGCCTCCTCGTACTGCTTCTCCATCTTCTTCTTCGCGTCGTTCTTGTTCCAGCCGCGATAGCCCATTATCTCCGCCATCTTCGTACCCTCTGGCAGGCTGCGGAACAGGGCTAGGAACACGTGCCAGTGCAGGCCTTCGACGGTCGCCAAGTTGATTCCGTATGCCTGCATGAACGAGCCGACGAGATAGTCGCCGTCGAGGATGAAGTCGAACGTCTCGCGCGTCGCCTTCCCAGACTTCCTCGGGGTGGCGTTCTCGGACTGTGCGAACTCCAAGGCCGCTGGCACCCACTCGGTGCCTTCTGGCCTCTCGCCCTTGAAGATGCAGTACGACGCGATGGCCTCCTCCTGATAGCAGCGAAGCCACTCGATCCACGTCCTGAAGTCCGTATCCAAAGCAAAGAGCCTCCCACCGACCTCTAGGCTGGTGGGAAGCTCGAAACGAAGGTCTATCATCGCCTATCGCACGGCCTTGAAGCCTTGGCGCGAGTTGCCCATGACGGCAATCTTGCCAACGGCGTCGGCCGCTCCCACGACGGGCTTCAGAGCCTTCATCTGCTCTGCGATTCCCTCCGCCTGAGCCTTCGCCGCTGGAGCAGCGTAGGCGTTCACGATGCCCACGTACACGACGTTCAGCGCAACGAGGTCGATGTCCTCGATGTCCTCTCCGCCGAGCGCCTGAGCGGCGTACTCCTCGCCGCAGACCTCCTTGACGAACTCGTACTGCAAGCGGTAGCGCTCGCGGTTCGACTGCGCCGCGCTCACCTCGTCCATCTTGTCGCTGATGCCCAGCGTCAGCTTCGGAAGCTCCACTGCGTTGCCCTTGGTGTCTCGATACGTGACCATCTTTCCCTCCCTTTCAACGAAAAAG